TGGAGAAACACGGTCTGATTTATGAAGTAGATGATTACAATGGAGGCTTTCCTACAGACGAGTGGCCTACTATTCCAGAAAGTAATCATAAATCGGATAATCGTCGTCCTAAACTATTGTTTATGGAAAAAGAATGTTCTTCCGAATTAGAATTTACCGATTTCATTGAAGACGTTAATACTACCGATACTATTCACGATACCGATAATACTCACCAAAACCAAGAAGAAACGGTAGAAGATATGGAGATTGTCTATGAGAATCATTCTGATAAAAAAGATGAATATGACTCTGATGGTAGTTCTGTCAATTATAGCACGGATGACGAAACGGAAGATACTCAAGAAGAGGACGATGATGGTCAAACTATTTCTTCTACTGAAAGTGAGACAGAAGGTAGCAGCACTAGTGAAGAATCATCCGAATTCTTACCGCTGTATATCTACAATTTCCCTATCCAGATGATTGCTATAGAAAAATGCGAAGGCACCTTTGATGAGTTATTGGACAAAAATATGATAGATGAAGATGAAATTACGAGCGCGTTGATTCAAATAATATTTACATTAATCGCGTATCAGAAAATGTTCGATTTTACTCACAACGATTTACACACGAATAATATAGTGTATAAAAGCACCCCTGAAAAGTTCTTGTATTATCAATACAATAGTAAATGGTATAAAGTTCCTACATTCGGTCGAATTTATAAAATAATCGATTTCGGACGAAGCATTTATCGATTTCAAAATAAATTATTTTGCAGCGACAGTTTTGCACCCGGTGGCGATGCTCATGGACAGTATAATACGGAACCGTTTTTAGATGAAAATAAAGCAAGAATCGAACCCAATAAAAGTTTCGATTTGTGTCGTCTAGGATGTTCCATGCACAATTTTATATTTAACGATATTCTAGATAAATCTCCTACGGATATGACTCCAGTAGAAAAATTGGTTCACCGCTGGTGTTTGGACGACCAGGGAGTGAATATTTTGTATAAAAAGAACGGCGATGAACGATATCCCAACTTCAAATTATATAAAATGATCGCTCGCTTGGTTCACAATAAACAACCCGAAAGTGAATTAGCATTCCCCATTTTCTCATCCTTTGTGATTTCAAATTCCGTATCCAAATCCATACCCAAAAATAGTTTGAAAATGAATATCGATGCACTCCCTAAATGTTGGGTTTCTAATAATAAATCTAATATATGCATATAAATATATATTTATGATAATATATATCATTAAAATATGAATTTACCAGATTCCAATGAGTACATAATTAAAAAAATACAATCAAATAAACCATTTTTAATATCAAGATTAGGAGTTGGGGCGGAGACGATTGTGACTTACAATATTTTACTGAATCAACCTATACATAATGGTAACATATATCGATTAAATAATAATAATGGCATTTACTGTAATAATTATGAAGAATTAAAAGAGTACTCTGTGAAATATAGTACGTGTGTAAAACATTCAACTGCTATATGTGAATGGGGTGGTAATACACTAACACCATTTGAACCGTATTTTATAAACGCATATAATTTACATCGTTTAACATACAAAGTTCTGGAACCTTTTTATTGTATAGAAGAAAATATAAAGCCATGGAGTCATTATTTATTAGGTAAAACAGTTTTAATTATTAATCCGTTTACTGAATCTATGCAGGAACAATTAAAAAATGGATTTCAAATATATAAAAATAAACCATTGTTTTTAGAAGGTCAAAAATTTATTTTTTATAAAAGTTATGTGACTTCTGGCTCTAATTGGATTCATTCTAATTGGATAGAAACATTTGATAAAATGTGCGAGGATATATCTAAATTAGATTTTGATATTGCCTTACTTGGTTGCGGAGGATATGGACTTCCATTATGCGACTTCATATTTACAAAAATGAATAAAACAGCCATTTACGTAGGTGGTGGGTTACAGTTATTATTTGGAGTGATGGGTAACAGATGGATAGAACAACCATTCTGGAAAAGAGTTATTACTGAAAATGATACTAAATTTATACGTCCAAACGCAAATGAACAAATTCAAAACCAAAACAATATCGAAGGAGCTTGTTTTTGGTAACATACTATTTTCTTGTAAAAACCAAATAAAATAAAATACGATAAATTTGGTATTTTATTTTATTCGAATAATTATTCCTTTTATTTTTTATCGAAAGGGACTTTTGATTTCTTTTTTTCCGCTACTTCACGTTCACTATAGTCAATCGTATTAGCACCTACTAAATTACCATTTTCATCCATTGTCTGGGTTAATTTATTTCCGCTTGCTTTAGCCTTTTCAATATTATCTTGAATAGCTTTACGTTTTGCTTCATAGAGACGCTTTTCAAATTCTTCTTTAGCCTTTTTCTCATTTTTTAATTTTTCATGATGTAATTGATTTAGCTCTTCTTCTAAAAACTCGATACGTCCAGTTTTATAGGCATCTGGGTCAAGAGGTGTCCAAACGAAGTTGCGTCCAACAAAAATATCGTGATTTGGATCGCGATCGCGGAGTTCTTTAGCATACTTTTCGGCTTCTTCTGCTGTTGAAAAGTTGCCTCGATTAATGAAACCACGAACCGAAGTCTGAAATTTATTTTCTCTATTATATTCTTCGGCTAATCGCTCTTCGTTCTTATCTATAAATTGTTTAAAATCGCCTTCCACATCTTCTCGTTTCAATACGTTTTCTTCTTCTTTACAGAAAGTAACTAAATCGTTCAAAATGTTTTCAGAATTAATATTGTATTTGAATGATAGAAATTGAATAAAATCGGAAAACATGGAAATTGATTTACTGTATTTCCATTGTTTGACAAATTTTTCAAACATAAATAATTCTCTATTTTTTATTATTTTTTCTGGTGAAACAAACGAATAACAACCATATTGTTGACTGGAAATAACTGGGTCTTCATTTAATAAATCTACATATCTTGGATTTAATTTTCCTTCAGGTGTCATTTTCTTCTCAAAAGTACGCGATGCCATTGAATATACTTTAGGAAAATATTATTTTAAGTTCTTTTATTATTTTATTTATTAATTTTTATTTTATTTTTGTATAATATATTGAAAATGTCTCAATCAGTTGATTTGAATGAATTCGTAAAGCGTGCTATTAAATACATTATTGAAGGTATTATGGTTGCGCTTGTCGCATTTGCTATTCCAAAGCAAAAGTTGAATGTAGAAGAAATTGTGATTATTGCTCTCATGGCAGCGATGACATTTTCTATATTGGATGTATTTGTTCCAAGTATGGCTACTAGTGCTCGTGGCGGTGCTGGATTCGGTATTGGAGCCAACTTAGTAAGATTCCCCAGACCAATGTAATATGATGTAAATATGGGAATACCATTTTGAACACTACCTACAAGCGATTTATATATAGTTTATTTTTGATATATAAATCATACACAATATATCACATTCTAAAAATTGCGTCCTACAATATAACTTTAGGTAAATTTTACACCTTGTTTTATTATACTGTAGGATAATATTCCCAGTCTAAATAATCACATACTTTTTTCCAAATCATATCTTGTTCTAATTGTTTGATTCGGTCTTTCATCATAGGGATAAATGGTAAATATTGACGTTGGTCTAATAAAACACATAATTGACATAAAATGTAAGTATAATTGAAAAAATTAGTTCGAGTAATAGGACAAAAAATGGCCCAAGGTTGCTGAATTTCGATAAATAATACACATAAAGTTTCGATTAATTCTTCATCCATTATGGGTGGTTTAATCCCCAAAATAGAATTTATATATTGAATATGTTCAAAATATTTATTATATCCTAAAATACTCAAAATATTACGCATTTCACTATAATTCAAATCACTAATTTGTTTTCGTTCTTTTTTAATCCGCTGTTTTACTGAATCAATTACTTCTTGGGGAATATGAGTAGTTTCTTTTGCTTGAAATTGAGACAATATCTCTTTAAAATGATTTAAGCGAATGTAAGCTGTATAGGAAACTTCATTTGGAATATCTTTGTTGAGAGGTTTTTGATTATCTACTATATGAATGACGAATTTACCACAATTGGTGTTATTACAGATTAAAATACCTTCTTCTTCTAGCGGAATTAATTCGCCTTGATTGCATAGTAAGCAATTTTCAGAATCTAAAACATATTCATGCAAATGAACAGTTTCATGGATTCCTAGATTTTTCCAAAATTCGTGATACATGCGCTTGGAGTTGTTATACCGTTCGCTATTAATATTACTACTTTCTTCCGTATTACCTTTAATTTTAAAAAAATTATGAATAGTGGTTTTATCTTTTACGTTTTCTCCTAAATTAAGTTTTTGCTTTTCTTCATAATAATGAAAAATATACTTGGAATTTTGAAGTAAATATAATTTTTTACTGTATTGTAACTTTTTTATTTCTTCTTTTTTATCTTTTATAGTATCGAGTAAATCGTAATATGCTTCGTTTTTCTTTGATTTTATTTGTTTTGATTTTTGAGACAAATCTTGGATTTCTTTTTTGAGTTTAGGAATTGTTTCATTTTCGATGATGTAGTACATTTGCATCATATCGTTATGTTTTTCATCTATGGATTTAATGGATGTTTTTTTCTTCTCCATTATTGCACAATTTATATTATATTATCAAAACGGTACTTATTTAAATCTTTTTTTGAATACATTGAAAAATATAAAGATATTATATTTTTCGATACGATTTTCCAATCTTGTATGTGATTTATTTACTTTTTTAACTATAAATTTCATATAATTTGTGTATATAGGATAGTAGTGGTTTTTCATAATATGTTATAAATTAAATCTATTTTTTAAGTAGTTGACATGTAGTGTATTTAGATAAATTCAAAAAAAATAAAATGTTTAGGCATTTTATATTGAGACAAAATGGCAGGCGCTCTTATGCAAATTGTAGCTTACGGTGCTCAAGACTTGTTCTTGACCGGAACCCCCGAAATTACTTACTGGAAAGTGTCTTATAGAAGACATACTAACTTTGCCATGGAGAGTATTGAACAAACATTCCAAGGACAGGCTGACTTTGGAAGACGTGTAAGTGCTGTTTTATCCAGAAATGGTGATCTTGCTTACAGAACCTATTTACAAGTAACTCTTCCTGAAATTACTGCTTGGGATTCTACTAATAATTCTAATGGAGCAAAACACGCTCGTTGGTTAGACTACATCGGTGAGCAAATGATTTCTCAAGTAGAAGTCGAAATTGGTGGTCAAAGAATCGACCGTCAATATGGTGACTGGATGCATATCTGGAACCAACTCACCATGACATCCGAACAACAAAGAGGATACTGGAAGATGATTGGTCACACTACTCAATTAACCTACATCACAGACCCATCGTTTGCTGATATTGCTGGACCATGCGCTGGTTCTGGAGGACCAGCCCAGGTTTGTGCCCCCAGAAAATCACTTCCTGAAACCACCTTGTACATTCCTCTTCAATTCTGGTTCACCAAGAACCCCGGTCTTGCACTACCTCTTATCGCTCTTCAATACCATGAAGTTAAGATTAACTTGGATATTCGTCCAATTGGTGAATGTCTATGGGCTGTAAAGGCATTGGACCAATCAGCTAGTTCACAATCCGCTCCAGTTGCTTATCAACAATCCCTTGTTGCTGCCTCTCTTTACATTGACTATATCTTCCTTGATACTGATGAACGCAGAAAGATGGCACAAAATCCTCACGAATACTTGATTGAGCAACTTCAATTCACTGGTGATGAATCTGTTGGTTCATCTTCCAATAAAATCAAGTTGAACTTCAACCACCCTTGTAAGGAGTTGATTTGGGTTGTCCAGCCCGATGCTAACGTTGACTACTGCGCATCCTTGGAAGGTGGTAACACACTATACAAGACACTTGGTGCTCAGCCATTCAACTATACCGATGCAATTGATGCTCTACCAAATGCTGTTCATGCATTTGGTGCACCAGATGCTGTATCTGGTTCAAATGCATTTATTACAAGTGCCGGTTTATTCGAATCTCCTGGTGCTATGGATTTAACAGAAGATGTTTCACCAAAATGGTTAGGTGGTTTATCGTCCACTGAATCATCAGGTGTATCCGATGCTGGAACATTCGTTCTTGCTGAAACTGCTCTTGACATGCATTGCTGGGGTGAGAATCCAGTTGTTACTGCCAAGTTACAACTTAACGGCCAAGATAGATTCTCCGAACGTGAAGGATCCTACTTTGATGTCGTTCAACCATTCCAACACCACACCAGAGCACCTGACACTGGTATCAATGTGTATTCTTTCGCACTAAGACCTGAGGAACATCAACCCTCCGGCACGTGCAACTTTTCACGCATTGATAATGCAGTTCTTCAACTTGTTCTATCTTCAGGAACAGTTGCTGGAACATCTACTGCTAAGGTTAGAGTCTATGCTCTATCTTACAACGTGTTACGTGTTATGAGCGGAATGGCAGGCATTGCTTATAGTAATTAAAGTCCTTTTATTAAAGGTTATTTTTGGATTATTTTAATAAATATGTTATATTTTTATATAATATGTTTAAATTAAACTGAAATGGAGCGAAAATGTTTGCTTTCTCTGTAGATAAAGTAAACAAAAGTTACAATTATTACTGTAATACTTATAAAAAATATATGAATATATAATGTATGATATGGACAATAAATTTTAATATTGTTTGTAGTATAATGTAGGGTATGGAAAAATATTCAAATATTACCATTTTTCTACAATTCAATTCAATCCCAAAAGTACATGTACATAATTTATCCTATTATATTATAGATAACCATATATGCCAAAATCGAAACAAACTGTGCGATTTAAATCACCTAGTA